GGTGTGGCAGGAAAATACTCTAACGCCGACAAATATGGCACCCTGAGCTCCACTGATGTAGACTCAGAGATATCCAACATAACGTGAGGAACATCAGTAGATTTATAATAATAAGCGGGCCTAGTAGATGCCCCAATCTGAGTGGCTGTACCGTACTGAAAACACAAATTTGCTATTCCTTGATGAAAAGGCGTGGCGGAAACAACAACCTTAAAAACAAGTGTAGCTCTAAACCCTCTAACACCTACCATGCGCTCAAAAGGTCTGTCACCAAAAATCAAAGTTAAGTCAGTCCTAATGTCAATGGCTCTAATTTCTTGAACCCCTGCCCCAGTGGAAAAATTACCACTAATCCAGGCATGAGGCCTGGCCATGTACGTCTTCAACTGTTGAATATCCGCACTGCCCAAAACAGAAGGGTGTTGCTGGGCTTCAATCTTGCCACACAAAGTGGCCTCATCTAACATGTAAGTCATGGGCGTAATCATACTCACATTTGGAGCCAATGAAACGCCCTGAATATCCTCACACGGTCCATCTTCATGTATGGTGCCTTGCACCTTAATATCTTCATTGTTAGTAAGCTATTTACAACGGATCTCGCAGCTCACGCAAAGATCCAAGGAAGACCTCCTCTCTCTTAATGACTGAGTAGTGGTCATAACCAAGCAACAATGTGGCAGCCACACACTCCGGGTCTTCAAGTATGTGAGTCATGGCTTAAAACCACGCGTCAAGTCTTGCCTTGACATGGGCCCGTGCAGTCATCCTGTCGAAAAATGGCAGGACTATGTTGTTGCTACTGCACCATTTGTACAATTTTGGGAAGTACAAATCCCATTTGTCCTCATCATGGAGGGCTAGCTCTGCCAAGAGGTTCTCAGCGTTCTGAGCAATGTCTCCGTAGGGGTCCTTCTTGCTCTTATACCAATACACAGTATACAACACGCTATCCAAATTGAGCGGAGCAATCCAACCATAATTGGGCAATGGTATGAAATGTTCGGACATATCCATGTCCAGCACAAAAGTGCGCTTAAGGAACGTGATGTTGTGTATGTCTGTATACGGTACAAGAGTACCGTCCTTCGCGCCTGCAGTGTAGGTGAGACCAAAGGAGCTCATCATTACCTGACACACTGTAACCTGGTTAAAGATATCTCTCACACTCTCATCAACTCCCACAACATTATCATCTCCAAAAGTGTTCATAAACACGTGCTCCCACATATCCTGTGTATCTCCCGTCAGCTTGACATAACAACCTGTGAGAGTGATCAGGGAATACATGGAATTCACAACAGTTGTAAGTGGGTGCCCACTGGGGAGTGACTTGTGCCATTGCACCACATATTCCAGCTTATTGCCAATGCCAGTGACGTGGCGCGAATGTATTAAATCCTCCCACAAAACACCGCGCACCACATCATCTTCCGGCTGCCAATCTGGTGATAGCTTGTACCATGAATTTATGTAATTCAAGATGGCTAGATGGACCCACGGCTGCTCACTGGCATCAAACCGGGAAAAATCCCCATCAAAGACAGCACCACCCTTGGACAGCAACTTATCTGTTAGATCGCCCCATTCAGTATACTGGTTAATACCGGGAGCCATTCCATTCTTTATGCGGGTAGAGAACATAGCGGATTGGAATGCACCAAAATACATCCTAACCGCTATAGTGTAGTCAAGTTCAGCCCCACTTATCATCCTGGTCTTAACGGATTCCACTTTCTCAAGTGGTCGCAACTCATCCTTCAGAAAATCTGTGAACAAATGCAAAGTGCGGTTGCCCTTCTTAGCTTCAGAAATGATGTGCTCCACATCAGCTACCAATTCCTTATACCCTGGAGCACTCTCTGGAAACTCGTCCCCCCTCCCAATGAAGTAAGTCTTCCCAGGATACTTGGCCAAATCGGGTATACGCTTCCTGTACTTAAAGCCAGCACTTGTCTTCCTATTCATGGACTTAAGCCTCCAAAATTGAGGAGTTACTATAGTCTCATACATAGGGAGAATAGTGCGAGGGTACCGCATAGTCTCTTGAGTGAACTTCTTCATTGCCAAGCTTACGACTGAAGCCAATGACGCTGGGTCACCAACCAAAACTGGAGACTGATAAGCCTCCACAGCCTTGACCATGGGGTGAATCAGAACATCTCCACGAACCACCGAACCCAAAACCGCTGGTGCTGTTGGACAAGGGCCAAACACTTCCTCATCCTTTAACGGACTTGGATTTATGGCGGTCTTGGCGGCGACGTTTAAGGGCTCCTTGAGCTTACCCAAAACGACCACGGAACCTCCAACAAGACCCGTTTCCTTCAAACCTGCCTGCATATCAAGCTGGGAATGCACTGGACCCGACCACAAGATCTCATCCAGTTCTTGACTACCCAAATCTTTGTATTCAGTCAAATATAGCCACAGCTCGCGGACAGTGTCCTTAGAGATAATAGTGGCATATCCTTCACGGTTGAAGTAGCCTGCCTTGCCTGCCACATGCAAGCCCAAAATGCAGCGGCCTCCGTACCTGTTCTCCTCTATCATGAGTGGGGAACCGCAATCACCCTTCATGGTGGACATGGGGTACTTGACGCACCCACGCATCAATGTCCCACCTGTCGCAGCCACGGTGCCCACATATTCCACTCCAGGGGCATTAAGCGTCCTCCTAACGTACTCCCCTTTAGTGTCAGGTCGTATGGTCTCCAACCTCACGGGTATATTCGACCCGCGCATAATATTGGCCAACTCCTCAGGCTTGAAGAAATACTCCACAATATTCCTCATTGACCTCATACCACCGGCTTTAGTCAAATCAATAGCCATAAGGTCGAATCCCTCTAGTGCCATAGACCTCAAGCTCATGAACTTCTTGGTCTCATATGTGACCTTGTGGTCCATCTCAACCGCAAATGTCAACTGAACCTTGTACTGGTCACTATTGTCCATCTGCTCAATCTTCTTGCAAAAATGGCGAGGTAACAAAATAACAGTGTCACCTATACCTAGCACATTACCAAAGTGCTGGCTCATAGCTGGGTTGGTCTTATGTACCAAATCGAAAAGAAACATGTTGCTGTATACGGCATCATGAGCGCCCTCTGCTGGTGGTGATCCCAATTGGAGCTTAACCTTAGGTAAATCCAAAGCTTTGGGGGGCTTCTTCGTTTCCGGGGGTTTATCATTACTCTGTTCTGTTGGTTTTGAGGTGACACCAAAGGCCTTGAGAATGTTTGACACAACTCCCCACAAAATCTTCACTCCACCTATGATCACTGCAAGCGAAACGCCAAGTGCCATGGTATCAACAACGCCCTGCCACGCAACGGGAATCTCAAGCCCGATGTAAGCGTAAACAGAATGTGTCCACTTAAGCAAAGAATCCTTAAGCTTCGTCACCCAGTTTTTATCCTGGTGTTCCTCTTCCATGACAAACTCACACAGAGGAGTCGTCCAATCGCCTACCTCACTGGCTGGGTCTGCTGTGGCAAAGTCAAACTCCAACGATGTCTCCAGCCACGGGACCACTCGAGGTTCACCATTGTGCAATGGTGAATGAGAAAGCAAATCTTCCAAACCACCTACAGAACGGGACGATTCGCCCAATTCACTGCCAGCTTGAAAGGAGATGTCATTCATGGCGTCTTCAACAAACTTCAGATGGGTCCCCAATGATGCCACTGACTTCTCATGAGCCTGCCTCCTCTCTCGTATGGCAGTTGCAGCCATCTTGACCGCGGCTCTCAAACCACCTGTGAGAACGGGGCCTCGTAAAGGTTCGGAATTGTCATAGGTATGCGTCCTGACAATCCAAGCATCCCACGGAAAGCAGTCCAAAGCGTCGTCTACAGATGGTTTCCACAGTGGATCACTCTTCTTGCGCTCAGCGTACGCCATGAGGCGGGTCCTATATATGAGATCAATTTTCTCATAATCATACCTACCCTCAGGCGTGGTGTAGTCCTCATTGAGTTCCAACCAATAGGCCCCTTGAAAGCGGCGCACAACCGCTTCCGGGTGTGCAATAAAAGGCTCCCAATCGGCCTTAATATTAGATGCATTGGTGGTGCCAATCATGAGATCAATATCCAAATAGTATCTGCCCTTACTATCAACATCCGCAAAATTCAAAGGGCAAGCCCAATTACCGATAGCCCTAATGATCTCCATGGCCTCGCAATCCTGTTGGCCAGCAACACCTTTAACCTGGAAGCAATCATCCTTGATAATGCACTTTTGGCCAAGGTAGCCATTCCAATATTCACTCAAACCCTTCTGCCAAAGGTTAGGTAAAACCTCAGAGGCAGGAACACTTCCAGCCAAAAGCAATGTGAAGGATGCGACCGCTTGCACAATAGATGTCTTGCCAACACCAGATTTGCCTCCAAACATCATACAATAAGGCATCATACGAAAGTTGTTCTCAGCGGCAAGCGTTCCCAAATGGGGAGTGAGCCTATCGTTCACCTTGTCAAGCCAAGCTGAAATCTCCCTGCGATTGCTCTCACCCTTCATAACCTGCAAAAAGCCATAACCTTCCTGCACAAGCTTTTGTGCAGCCATCACTGTCTCGCGGCTTGGCTTGGGTGTGGTGTCAAACACTTTACAAACACCTGCACACTTAGACCTCCATTGGTCAACCAAAGACTTCTTGTCTCCTATGGAAATCCACTCACTTGAATCTCTCTTGAGCACGTAATTAATAAACGCCTCGACCATCTTAATGGACTTCTCAATGAAAAAGTCCATGCCATCGGCCAACCGTGGCAGCTGAGTTATGGTCCTCAGAAAGTCTCCCATATACGTAGGGGTCCGCCCTGAGCCCACCAGCAGCAAACTCGACAAAGCCAGGACTGTTGCTGATGTGCTAGTCTCAGCCTGTTGTTGTATACCTGCATGCTCCTTGAGAATGGCCACAGCTTCAGGCGCATATATGGCTGCGATGGCAATAAGCCCGCCTGCCAATGCGGCCGCTCCACCATAGCGATTTAACAACCACAAAATGGCAAGGCAAACAGCAAATTTAAAGATCCAACCACCTACTTTCTTGGTGGTCTCCACAAATTCCTCAAATCGCGCCAAAATACGTGTGGTCAAACTATCAGTAATGTCCAACGATCCACTGGCCCTGCTCGCTAGCTTTGCCACATCCTTCTTTATCCCCACAGCCGCTAAGCCGCAGGCAACAGCAGCCGCTGCCATAACAGTACCACTTCCAGCTTGTAGCTCCACATCGTCACCATCCAAAAATCGTGACAAATGATGCTCAGCTGAAGAAGTATGCGACTGCTTAAGCGCGGCACGCCGAGCTTTTAGCAATAAAACGGATTTCTTCGTCCGCAACAATTGTTTTGCGTAAATGATTCTCTGTAAGACTTCGCGCCATTCACGTTTCTGTAGCTTGGTCATAGACTCAAACTGCCTCTGCTGCTTCTTAGTTCCAAATATAAGGGAACGGTCCATATAACGACGTACGGTATTGCCGATCTGTGAGCGATTGTTCATCTTAAAACCGGATATATCGTATAATTGCACTGGAGTTTAAAAACGTTTAAAGTCCGGCGACTATAAAGAATTGGGTGGTGTAATACACCACCGAAAATATTCTATGACCACTACGCCTATACCGTCGCCTACTAATATCAGATTGTTAACGGCTCCAATGGGTAGAACTTGCGTAAACCCCCAATGGTCGTGTCCTCAACTTTCGACTGCTAGGAAACCTCAGGAATATATGTATGGAAGAGCCCATACTCAGAAAGTCGGAAACACTCACGACTTTGGGAAATGAAATACCCTTGCGGGCCAGTATGTGGGTCTTACGTATATTGCCCACAGCTACTGTATGATTCATAGTGGTCAGCAGACGCACACGAATCGCATGTGCTACCTGCATGACAAAAACAGAAACACCGTCTGTTTGATAGAGTTAAGATAGTAATTCACTCGTCACACACACTCAGGAAACTGAAACTGTTTTGTTTGGGTCTTGCTTTGAGGCGCTGACCTCCAAGCACCGAGCTTCAACACGTCCGGCACGCGTGCCCCTATCTTTCGCGGTAGGCAAATGCGGCAAATAGCT